TGTGCGGCCGGCGGCTGCACGCTGCTGTAAAATTTCCATTTTGCGCGCATCGCTTGTGTTCGGATTCACATATTCCTGTGCCAAAACCGCATCTGTTGGCAAACCGTCGTTGTTGGCGATATTACTTGGCGGGATGTCCGCGCTGCTAGTTTTTCCAAACAGTGCTTTGAATTTGTGCAAAACACTGTTTATCAATGGGTTTCCTTGTTCTGCTGCCAAAACCAACATTTCTTTTTCTTTGTCCGAAAACAGCCCGTAATTCTTTACCCAATCAGTATTTTCTTTTACAATTTTTTCGGCATCGTCGCCCAAAATGCCTTTCTGCAATTCTAACTGCGCGGCGGCGGCTTCTTCGGCCGTTCTGGTATCCACAACACCCAAATCTTTCATTAAACCAAACAGGCCATCCTTTACTGCGTTTGCTTGCGCCAACGACAAACCGTTTTCCTTGGCGATTTTATCTACATTGCCCAATGTTTCTTTCAAGAACGCGGCCTTTTCGTCTTCGCCTTCGGTAAATTTTGTAAATTCTTCGTTTTTGTACCCTTTACCGTATTCTTCGGCTGTGGCCAACGCGTCTTTGTTGGATACCTTTTTGCGCATATCCGCAACTTGTTTTTCCAAATTGGCCTTTTCTGCGGCGTGCGCGTCAAATTTCGCCTTGATTGAATCCGGCTTCAATGCGTGGTTTTCGTCAAACATTTCCGCTTCAAAACCTTCTGGTGGCGTCCAATCACCGTTATTATCACCAACAGGTGGATTATTGTCGTTATTATCTGCTGGTTGATTGTTAAGATTTTTATCGTCGTCCATATTTTTTGCTCCTTACTTTTTGTTCATAAAAGCCCGAATTTGTTTGATAACTGACCGCTTACATGTTTTTACATATTCGGCTTCACTTGATGCCGGCATCACTCCAACATCGTACAGCTCGGCCAAATACTGCAAAACTGCTTCGCCATGCACATTATCAAAAACGCGGCGAAACAATTCTTGCCGCGCATCTGGTGTTATCATTTCTGCACCTTATTCGTTGCTGCTGCACGCGCTTCCGCTGACGCGCGGGCAATGATTATTTCCTTGTCAATTTCCGCTTGTCGCGCCGCTTGATTGCTTTCGGCAATTTGTTGGTCGTACTGCGCCAATTCTTCGTCTGTACGGATTTCTTCGGCTTCCATGCCGATTGCTTTCAATATCTTCGGCACCGCAACATCCGTCTTTACAAATCGGGCCGTTGTTGCACCACTTGCATCAAATCCATTCATCAATGCGATTGCGTTCAACTTCCTTTCCATCTTGTCCATCGCCTGTAAATTGGCCAATTCGGTATCAATACGAATTTTCGCACCGTATCCGTTCAACATTTCAATATCAAAATCCAATGGAAACAGACCTTGACGCTGCAACACATCAATCATACGCTTTACAATCGCGTACAAAAAAACATCCAACCGCCCCAGCGAATTGGCAATAATCCGCTTTTGCTGTGCATCTTCCTTTTGTACTGCCGTTGCTGTTTGGTCTGGGATATCTGACAATGTATTGCTAAACATGCCGCGCTTTACTGACATTGTTAATGCTTGCATGTTCCAGTGCTGTAAATCGGCCTGTTGATTGACCGACACCGGTACTAACGGCGGATTGTCTTTTGCATTGGCATTTACTGGCAATATCGCCCCCGGGCGTATCAGCCAGTTTTCATAATCTTCCGAACTGTCCACCAAAAAGAACGGCACGATAAACTGTAATGCGCGCAGACTGTATTCCTTCAATCGGTTCAATGTTTTGAAATCGTCAATAACTTTTAATCCCTGCCCACGACCGTATGTTTCGTTGCTCATTTTTGTCCAACGCAGATTTATAAACGGCGCTGTGCGGTATTCGCGCTGCACAATCGCTTTTTTGTCTTTGTCGGTAATAACCCAATAATTCCATGTTCGCGTCTTTGGATCGTAAAATGTCGCTTCTGTAATCGCAACAACATCGTCCGGCCGGTCTGCGTCGTACTCGTGCTTGGCGTCCTTCCATTGCTGCACAACTTCCCAATTTTTCTTATCAAATTTGCGGAAATAATACCATGTTGTGCCGTCCGGCCCATCTACCATCGTGATTTCACGGAACGGAATTGCCGAAAACACCATCGGATTGCGTTCGTCGCCTTCAATACACATCAGCACCATCGTGCCGGCAACCAAATCGTATAAACCTTCGGTCATAGCGATATCAAAATTGCTCAACGATTTATAGACATTTAATATCTTGGCCAATTCGCCTAATCGTCTGTTCGCTTCTACAATCCCAGATTCGGCGGCATTATCAAACATATACCCGACTTCAATATCCACCCAATCGGCATTTACCGGTGCAATCAGTCCTTGCACCTTGTTCACAAAATCGTCGCAGGCAATTTCAAATGTTGAATCAAATATTTCATACCGGTGCTTATTGCCTTGTGAATCTTGGTATTCTTGCAATTCCGGATATCTATCTGGCATACCATAGCGATAAATATCACTGTACAAATTGCGAAATCTTTCTTTTTCTGTTTGCGCATTTGTATATTTTGCAAATAATTCTTCTATTCTTGTTGCCATGATACTACCCCAATGTATTTGTTGGCGCGGCCATCGCGATTGATTTCTTGAATTTTGTCCCCATCACGCTGCTTGTACCCAAACCTGCGCCTAACTGCACGCGCATATTATCCACCAGCATTTTGCGCTGCTTTAACTCTTCTTTCTTTTCGGCTTCTAATTCGCGTTGTGCTTCGGCTTCGGCTTCGGCCGCTTCCATATTCGCCTTGCGTGCGGCCTTTTCTTGCTTTCGCTGCGCATATGCCTGCATGCCCAACGAACCGGCCGCCAGTGTCAGACCGATAATTGCTGCTGTTGCCCCCATCTTTACAACTCCTTTTTATACAAAAACGGCTGGTATCCTTGTTTAACCAACCATTTGTTATACCTGTCGTCCAATTCGCTGCCGGCAACAATATATGTTGCGTCCAGTTCGCGTGCCTTGCTTTCAATCGCTTTTTGCATATTGAAAAAACCGCGTACGCTGTTGCTGCACGCGGACAACACAACAAACTGCACATCACCCCACGCATCCATTTGCATGGCATACGCAAAGTAATATTCGTCTTCCAGAACTACGCGTGCGCCGCATCGCAACAGCCGTTCAAACCAATTTACTGTTGTGACATGACACGCTTTGCCAAACTTCTTGTTGATATACTCAACCCATTTAACAATGTCTTCGTGTTGTACTTCTCTCATATCAGAACCCCATCGCATTTAATTTTACCGCCTTTGGCGCGCGCATTATGCCCTTGGCGCGTTCTTTCATGGCGTATATCAGACAATCCACATAATCGTCATGTTCGTCCTGTGCGCCACCTGTAAATGCTTCACATTGACTGCGAAATTCCAACAACCACGGCGCATATTCCGGCGTATAACAATATCCCGATTCCAAATCCGCGCTCATTTCTTGAAAACGCGTGTATTTGTCGGTCATTAACTCTGTGCGCGTGCGTTTGTCCATATGTGTCGGATACAATTCCGATATTGGCAATCCTTCGCGGCGCAATTGCTGGATTAAACTTTGTCCAGACCCCTTGTTTTCAATCATTATCGCCGACACGCGTGTTTTATATTTGTCGTTGGCCGCCAAATAAAACTGCTTTAAATCGCGGCATAAGTCCGGAAATATCACTCGGTTGCAATATCCTTCCAACAAATATAACTTTGTCCCGAATATTCCGCACAACAGAAACGCCGAATAATCGCCGGATTTCTTTTCTGTGAACGCCGTATCGGCCACGATAAACATCCGGTCAAACCGTTCGGGCGGGGCGCCATATGTCCTAAACCACTCTGTGCGGATCAGATTGCCGCCCTTGATAATCGGGTCTTGTTGATATTGCGCAAAGAATACACTCGGGCTGTTTTCGCGCAAATCTATCAATTCGGCCGCCGACATCTTTTCTTCCCAAATCGCGCTGTCGTCTTCTTTTAATGCCTTAAATTCAACGAAATCCCATGCGTTCGGCTCGTTTTCTTTTATCCATCCAACAATATCGCCGACATGGACACGCTGCATAATCAGAATGAACGGCACATTTGTTGTGTTGTTGCGGCGTGATTTCAATACATCTGTATAATATGTGATGCATGTTTCGCGCTTTACCTTTGTTGCGCCGGCGCCCGGTTTCAACAAATCGTCGCAGAATATCGCGCCGCAATATTCGGCCGCGCTGCCGCCTGCGCCAAATCCGGTAATCGCGCCGCCTAATGACGCTGCTCGCGTTTCGCCACCGCCCAATATCTTCCAGTTTGCTTTGGCTTTTGTGGATTTATCCACTTTCAGCCCAAACAACGCTTGAAACAGTTCGCTTTCAATAATCGCGCGAACTTCGGCCGAAAACTTTAACACCATATCGTTTGAATACGATGTGTATATGTTGTTGCATTGGCTGTTCACTGCGTATGTCCATGCCAAAAACAACTTTATAATTT